TCCACAAAATAAAGGTGACTTGATCAAGGGTATGACTGTCAAATTTATTTTGACACAACCGATAGATGGCGATGGTAATCTATTAAATTATGTACCCTCGGTCTGTTCACAGCTTATAGAAACTGCTGACCTGTATATTGGCGGACAATTGATTGAACGCCTGACTGGTGAATACATCTATATGCACCAACAACTTCACAACACGATTGACGATGTCGAACAAACGTTGTATTTTTTGAATGGTCACGGCAACGAAGTTTTAGATTTTACGGGTGAGTACACATTCTTTATTGATCTTCCGTTTTACTTTAATAGAAATCCGAGCCTGGCAATACCAACTATTGCTCTCAGTAAACAATTGGTTGAAGTCCGAATTAAACTTAGAAATCTTGATGAGATGATAAACGGCGGTGTACCGGAGTTGGGTGTCTCGGCAAGTATGAAAAACGCATCACTTGATACCGAGTTTGCATTCGTGACACCAGAAGAACAGGCATACCTAAGATCGATGCCACTTGAATATGTCATCACACAACTTCAGGTTTCACAGGCAACATTCACCGAAGGACAAAGTGAAAAATCTTTTATGGTAAATTTCAAAAATCCAGTCAAGGAATTTTACATCTTGGCTACAAACGAAAATGCAGCACCTAACGAGTACGAAAAAATTACAAGACTCAAACTCGACTTTAACGATACAAATATCATAGATATGGATTACAATTTCTTAAATTACCAACAAGCTCTGGTAAAACATGTGAATTCTCCGACAACCATTTCAAACTTTGCTACATATAGTTTTGCAGAAGATCCAGAAGTGTATTATCCAACAGGACAAGTGAACATGAGTCGTATTTTCCACAAACTCATGACCATTGGTATTGAAACTGACAAACCCGGTTCTACTAAAGTAAAAATTTATGCGGTAAGTTACAATGTCTTACACATCGAAAGCGGTCTTGCGGGTTTAAAATTTTAAGCGGGTATAGTAGTAATGGCTGGCCGAATTCAGCTTACAACAAGGGGTGTCCAGGACGCATACTTTACAGAAGACCCGGACTACTCCTATTTTGTACAGCTATTCAAAAAGCATACAAATTATGCGAGTAATTATGTCAAGTTGGACATTGATAACGAAGCGGAATTTGGAAAGACTATCCGACTTACCATACCCAAAGATCAAGGTGATCTTTTGAAAACCATCAGTCTCGACGTGGAGCTCGCACCTATTGCCGGTGCAGAAACAACACGCGTTGGCTATGTCGAATCGATTGGTCACGCGATGATTGAATGTATAGACATGTACATAGGGGACGAACGAGTTCAAAGAATTCCAAGTGATTATCTTCAAATCTATTCCGAACAAAATTATACACAATCGAAGCAAAATGCTTTGAATACATTGATTGGTAAATACCCAGATAGAACATCTGATGTTCCAGTGTCGAGTGGTGTAATTTTGGGTCACCTCGGACCAGCAACGACGAACAAAAAATTGTTTATTGATATTCCATTTTACTTTTATAGAAATCCAGAACTTGCCGTACCTCTTTGTGCTATGTGCTACCAAGAAGTGAGCATAGAAATTAAATTCCGAGAAATTTCAGATTGTATTGTCAAGACGACCGATCCCACATCTACAGCCATTGAGACTGTCATTCTAGATTATGAATTACAATCCAATGTCATCATTACGAGTAATGTTATTGCGGCATCAAGAAATGGGACGACGTTTGCGTTGAACTCCGGTGATACAGAAACAACTTTTAAACGGTTAGCCAGAGGGGAGTTGACGGATACAACCATACCAACATTCGGTGGTATTGGTGAAGTTTCTCAAGGACTCAACACTGTTATAAACGCAGATGGCATCCATCGTTATGAAAATGGTGTTTGGAATACATACAATGCATCAGATGCGAACATTGATATTTCAAATGTGCAATTTTCAGATGATGGAGATGTGATTGTTCAAGTGGGTAGTGGATATTGGGTGTGGAACGGAGTAAATTATGATTTCACGAGTGACACCAGTGTTCGAAGCGTTTCGGGTGATGGATCTACCATAGTAAAACTTACAACTGATAACATAAACTTTTTTGTAACTGTATTTTCGTTGGTTAGTCAAACACAAGTTGCAAATCAACTCATTGGTGATTTTCAAGATGCACAATTGTCGTATAACGCGTCAAAAATGATTGTGAACACCAATACCCCCACCCTTACCGTATATGAAAAGTTGAATGACGAATGGGTTCGTTATGGACAAACAATCGGTGTATATGAATACGACAAAGTCAAATTTACAAAGGATGGTGACGCAATATTAGTGTTTAATTCTAATGAAACTTATCAAGAAGGAAACGACTCTTACCAAGGTGTTGGAAGGTTATATCTCTATGATATAAGTTCGTCGAGTTGGGTTGAAGTATACCGTTATAAAAGTAATGAAGCGACATTTAATGGCGACTTCGTAGCTCTGAGTGACGATCAGACAATATTAATCATTAAAAAATCAGATTCTGTTACCGAATATATTAAAATTCAAGAGATTACAAGATCTGTAGAAAACTACGATGACATTGTTATCAAAAATTTAGAAGATGTGACAGACACGGGTGGCCAAGTACTGGGTGCTGGCTATCAAGGTTTAAGTACACAACAAGTAGAAAGATATTTGCTCAATGAAAATAGTTCTTATGGAAGGCTTATGAGCCAAGACCAACTTTTAGTATACAATGATATTCAAGACATTGTTTTATCTGATAACGGTCTTGTTATGATTGCTCACGTGAACAACTCAAATGCTTTAATTGTTTATAAAAGAAACGAAGTCAGTGACCTGTTCCCAGGTGATTATAAAATTGTTATAAATGGTAATGCTACACGTTTCTTATTAAATACAGAAACTATTAGTTCTTTAGCTGTTTCAAAAAATGGTACATATTTTTCATTAGTCACGACGACAAATGTTTATGTATTTAAATTTTTGAATAACAGATTTATTAATATATTTTATGTCGACACGGATAATGATAACGCAAGAAATGATATACAATCACACTCACTTCAAGATGTCACGCGGGTTTTGTTTTCTGAAGACGAAACTAAAGTTACTGTTTATGGACGAGGTATAACCACATACGATCTATCAAATCCTGGAACAGTTTTATTGTCAAACACGTTGGTACAATATTCAAACGTGTACGATGTTTCGTTAGACTTGAATACACTTGCTACATACGATTCTACTACCTATATACTAACAATTCAAAATATAGATGAAAATTATAATCTTACAAAATCCGGTTTAAATATAAACATCTCGGATGTGAATAAAATTTCATTTTCGACCGATGGTGCGATAATGGGTGTGGCAACACCTACGTACACATACATATATTCATACGATGGTTTCGGATGGAAACAGAAATCTCTATTGTTTCCGGTATTAGGTAATAGTACACTAAAAAGATTTATACTTTCTTCAGATGGAAATGCGGTTGCATATGTATCAGAACAGAATACAGCACCATTTGGTACGGTCATAAGAAAATATGTGTACGCGGGATCCGAATGGAAGAGATTTTTGTTTACCTCAGTCGCTGATAACACCGGTGGTATAGGTGATGTAAATAAATCCATGATAAACTACGTGAATGTGTTAAATGGCCCAACTAACGACACTATACGTGTAAGCACACTTCGAACACAGAAGGTAACAGAAATAGTTACAGTCGACGCCGATATCGAAGAACTTTACCCGAATCAAATAAATAGTTGTAAAGTTTGTCTCGAGATGGCATTCCTCGATGATCACGAAAGAAATTTGTTAAGGAGAACACGTAAAGATTATGTGATTACACAAGTGCAACACAACGCATTCAACATTCCAAAGTCAATCGAAGAACATAAGTTTAGGTTAGACTTTATCAACCCAGTCAAAGAATTATACTTTGTAATAAAACGTGAAAACCTTAGACAGTACGAAGATTTTGTATCCGTGTTTGATTATGATAATGATGCTTTGATTGCCGAAAACAAGTTAATCTTTTACGAAAATCTCAAAAGTCTTGAACTTACTTTGAATGATACACCATACTTAGATGAGTACACGGGTAACTTTATATTTTTGAAAGCTATTCAGCCAGCCATTCATCACTCAAAGACACCTCTCATCAGACGTTTCTATTCATATAGTTTCGCATGTGAACCAGAAAAGCACTACCCAACTGGTCAAGTAAACTTTAGTTTAATTAACAATCAACTCATTAAGATGAAGGTTACTGAAAACACAACAAAAGATCGGACACTTGATGCATACGCTATAAGCTACAATGTACTTAGAGTAGATAAAGGTATGGCTCGAGTATTGTTTAATACAAAATGATGATGAAAAGTGGTTTTGGTGAGTCCTCGGGGGAATTCGAGGATCGTCAAGCCAACGCGCTCATGGATATATTGACACCTGTGCTTGAAAAAAGTATGCTCGTCGCATGCGAATATGCCAAAGCGTGTGGTAGAAGCACAGTTCTTGCACAGGATATGGAATATGCTATCAAGTATTGTGTCATGTACACAGTCGGTGAAACTATTGGGTCACTTTTTCCAGAAATTTATGACGAAGAAGAATCTGACGATGAAGAAGAACTGGAAGAAGTGGATGAATCTGAATGCCCACCATTTGGACGATACTCGGGTGATGACGAAATGTTCAAGCGAATTAATGAAGCCTATGACAAGTGGGACAATTGGCAACCACAAAGTCCGGTAGAAGAGATGTTAAAAAATGCTATTAATAGTAATGGAGCCGGTGGGTTGGTCAACGGATGAATTTAAACTGATTGATGAAGACTCTGAGTTAGAGTCGGAGTCCGACTCCGATGATGACGAAGAAGAACTTCAGGTCACAAAGGGGTATTCTAAAGATAAGGATCGATATAAAAAAATTTTATCAGAGGACGAACTGCTTCCCGAATAATTTTCTACATATGTAATATAAATACAATGTCGGCTGCTGCCATGGAAACCGTCACGCTCTTGACTCAAGAACTCCAAACGCAATCCTTGAACTCCGTTGTTGCGGGCTTCTCCTTCGCGGCTGCGATCTCTTGGTTGGACCTCGTCCGATGGTCGATCAACCAAGTTGTTCGTGTCCAAAAGAACGGTGGCCTCCACTACGGTCTCACGGCTCTTTTCACGACTCTCCTTTCCGTGATCGTGTTCTTGGTGATCTCCCGCCTTTCCCCGAAGGTCCAAAAACCGTCTGGCCCGGTCTACGCCATCACTCGCTAAGTTCTTTTTCGAGTGACAATCAGGGTGAACACACCTATGAAAACAATAACTGAAATCAGTACATACTGTTTCCATCTATAAGGATCCTCAAAGTCTGGGATGCTTATAGGCGGTGGGAGTACACCCACATCCGGAGCTGTCTGATCAGCTATCGACTTGAATTTACCCGTGTTACACTCGATTTCAAATTTCAAAATGTGATCTTGGTTTCTGAAATCGTATGGAATGAGACGACCGTTGCTCATGTATAAAAATTGCACACGAAGACTCTCGATGAATTTTTGAGGTCCACTAAAGAAATCGTGTTTTACTGAATCATCAGCCCCACTGTAATTTATGAATGAATTACCACTTGTCAAAATATGACTCGTGTAGAATGGTTCGCGAACATAGACATCTTTATTAAACGTGTCGGACCCGGAACTCAGACGTAATATCAACGAATTTGGTCCTTGAAGATTGATACTCCCGGTCGTGTAAGTGTCACCCGCCTCAATTTCAATATTTTGCGGAGGGAAGCCTAATACTTGGTGTGGTGTGGTGTAATCACTCGTTGCAGCATTGGAAAGTGTGTCCACGAATCCATTTTTAATTCGAGCATTTGTACCATCTCCAAATTGGAAAATATTCGAATCTGGGCTAGCATCATTTTGAAAAGTCAGTGCATGCAAGTTGGAATCGTATTCAACAACAAAACTAAAGTCGCCGACACTCGTATTTATAGCTGCCCGAACGTCATACGCGAGTAAATTACCATCTGTATAAGACTTATTAGGTAAAACTATATCAATATTGTCAATACTAAAAGTATTATTTCTTTCATGAATTAAAGTTTGACTCAAAGGAATTTTTGCAGACAACAAACTAATTTTCCTGATGTCATAGATTCGATTCTTCAAATCGATGACGTAATCCGATGGGTCCGAATATTTTGCGTAGTCGCGTTCACTACTATCGATCTCTAAGGTATGGACCTCCATTAAAATTTGCATATAAAATTTTAATGAGTGTTTTTATTTAGTTAATTGTGTTATGAAAGGGGTTTTGTGCTAATTGGTTCTTGGCCAAATCTAATCTATTACCTGTAACATGCGGGTTGAGGTGTCCCTTGTACGGGTTGAGTTCGTGGTAATCATTTTGCTTGTAATGTTGCATCCATCCACCGTTCGGAGCATTGATACGACCATCGACACGAGACTTGTCGTGGCGGATGGTCGTCAAAACACCATGTTGATTCATTGGCTTTTCGCGGACATTCATACGGCCTGGGTTACCCATACGGTTCGGCTTGGCACGACGCTCGACTGGACGCATACCGTAAGCCACGTACTGATCAACACCGTAACCCCTACTGTCGGGACCTTCACTGTTCATCATAGCGGCCGGCGCATTCACGTAACCACCATAGAAGTTCGCAATACCCGGAGATGGATTGTTCACATGCATGAACTGAGAGTCATTGACATCCATCTTGTTGCGGGTAGGTGCTTGGGGCATCGTTTGTCCCGAAACGAAACGCTTACCCGGTGTGCGGTCAAGACCATCGGTACGAAGACCGGTCTCCGAGCGATTCGTAGTTCGCATAGTCTTTTGGTGAGAAGCGCGCGGCGTCGAACCAGACATACCTTGAGCACGTCCACCCGTCGGCGGACGACGTTCCGGAAGGTATGCCGTCTTTTCGGGCTTGTTGTAGCTCACTTCACCAATTTCCGCACGACGGCCACCACGAGTATCGACAGCCGGACCAGAACGACCCGGGAGAGTAGTAAGACGGTACGCACCAGTGTTCACTGGGTTCACACGGAAGACTTGTTGATAACCACCAAATGATTCAACATCTGCACCAACACCAAGACCCGGACCAACCAACTTCTTCTCGACCGGGGACAAGTTATTCATGCGACCTTGATCATAAAAACGCCCTCGCATCTCTAAAAGTTCCTGACCACCCGTTCGGTTTTGCGGAGCAATAACAGCAAACGAGTCGACTTCGGTTTTTCTGTCTCTGAAAGGGTCTGTGAATTCAATCTCTTCAAATTCAGTTTCAAAAAGTTCCGGTTGCTTCTCATTAACTTTTTTAGGAGGCTGTTCTGGAACTTCACTGAGCTTCCGGCCGGCATATATGAGTCCGGCGACGGCCAACACTGACACGGGGTCTGCCATTCTTACTTCTTGTTAACATTTTTATTATTGCATGTATCGCTGGTTAAACATACTGTTCTGGATATGGGCACGGGTGCTCAACGGTTCGTAAGTTCGAGTGCGAAGTGGCACCTTGCATTCGACATTGTTCAACGGGAAGTAACCACTTTCGTGGGGCTTCACCAAAACCTTGCCAAAACGCGTCGTCGACTGAGGACGGAGTTGGTCACTTACTTCAATGTAACGAGCCGGAGAGCCGTTGCCAGCCATGTACGGAGCCGTACCGTAAATCATGGTAGACGGACGGCAGCAGTGGTTAAGAGTACTCGGCTGTGGATACACAAAAACTTCTTCTGTCGCATTGACAGCCGGAACGGAATCATACTGCAAAAGTGTCAAACCGGGCTGCAACTGGTATGCCATTTATTATTACATAAGAATATTTATTCACCGGCACGAACAGTACCTCTATGCATGCCACTTCTCTTATCACCATTTGCGTCAAGACCCGCAAAAGCTTCGAGTTGAACACCTCTCGCATCCGGGTTACAGAAATTCGTGTCAGACTTGCACATCGGCTGGAATTTCTTACCGTAGCACCATTCCGCAAAACCAGTTTGATCACCAACCGCCGTTGTTACTGGGTTAGATACAAACTGTCTCGCCATCGCATTGACTTGATACTGAGGCAAAGCTGTCCTGGAGCGACCCGGTGTGTACTTCATACGACTGTTCAAAGTTGAATCGAGTTCACGCTTGACGCTCGAATGATAGCACGCCGATGGGCGATCCGGGCGATCTGTAAAATCAGAAAGCAACATGTTACCCATCGGGTTATCCATAGTCGGCAACTGACACGAAGCTTCTGCTTGTTCTTCGACACGCGTCGGACGAGCTTCACCTTCCTTGACCATACCGGAATTATACATAACATAAAGAACACCTAAAACAGTCGAGGCCAGAACAAATATTCTGGGATCCCGACGAATTAAATAAATAAAGCACGCGGCATAAATGATAAATCTCGACGCAGCGTTCACACGCTCGTCTCCCGACTGGGTATTAGTAGGCCAGAACTGCAAGACCTTGTCAGTACGGATGAGCTCTTGCGGGTCTTCAAACCAAACCTTCATTTATATAGTATGAGTTTATTTTTTCAACATACTACTAAACATGCTCATCAAAGCCTTTTCGTCGATCTGACCGTCACCACTCTGGATCTTGTCGGCACAATCCTTTGCCACGTTTTCAATGACCGCCAAGGTTTCTTGGGGGATCGCCGTGATCGTCGTACCGAGCATGTACAGCGTTTGCAGATATTGCCAGACAGCATTCTTCGTACCATCAGACATCTTTTCATTCCAGTACTCTTCAATGTTCAAGTCTTGGAGAAACTCAATGTTCTTGATATCTTCGGTAAAAAAGGTTTCGTCCTTTTGAGAAATCTTCGTTGCAAACTTCGACACACCCGACATGTACGCTTCGACACACTTACGCGGATTTGCCGACTTGAGCAAATCAAAAGACGTCATAAATTTTTTGATTCCCTTTTCCTCTGGAAAAGTCTTGTGCAATTCCACAAGAAATTGACCCATCATATCATTGAATGCAGTCACCGAAGCCATTTTACTGTATAATACTAACATTAAATCTTTAAGTTAGAACGGCTCCGAGGAAATCGTTTCGCGTTGGCCTAAACCGTTGGCCACGATAAAATACACGAGAATCGCATTGAGAACAGCGGGTTTCACATAGCTACTATTGGGGAGCTTACCTTCGTTATTAAGTTTCGCCTTGGCGTGAATGTATCCAGCCGTGATACCGGCCGCAATGAGACCAGCCCACATTGGGTCTCGGAGATAGTCTGACAGTTCCATTTAATTATAACCAAGTTTTTTTGTTCTCTCGTCGGATGCGTCACCGAAGAGAATATCGTCGTCTTCTTCTGGTGTTTCACCTGGGGGTGCTTGAACATTTTTGATGGTCTTGAACTCGTTAGCGAGGCTCGAGATCGGAGGAACGGGACCCGCTTCAGGTTCAAGTTCTGGACTCGCTTCAGGTTCAAGTTCTGGACTCGCTTCAGGTTCAAGTTCTGGACTCGCTTCTGGCTCAACAGCCTCTGTGGCTTCTTCCGGTTCCGGAAATTCTTCGTCGTACACATCTGGATCTTCTGTGTCAGTCTCCATGGCTTCACCACCGATATCAATGTTACGATCCGTTTGAGTCATGTAAGTTTGAAGAATTTGTTGAACCGGAATCAATTCTTTGACGGTAGCTTCGATGCACTTACAAAAACGTGTCTTCAATTGCTCATCACGAATATGTTCAGATTGTTCTTCATGGAAGATGTAAGGATCTTTGTATAGTTCCTTTGCGATATTGTTATAGCATGTCTGAATGAAAACTTCATTGGACGGAAGCTTCAACGCAATCTTCTTGTTGTCTGCATTCAATCGAACCGAGGACAAAATCTTAGTACACGCGACAAAAACTGCCGCCAAAAGATCATTGAACCACGCACACCGAGATGCAATATTGTCTGTGTGCTTCTTGGACATCGCATTACTCCAGTTTGGAACTTCCTTCAACAACTTTTGATACATGATCAAAACTTTACGCCCCTTCGACATTGACGAAGCCTCTTCGTACATTTCAGCAAAAACCTCAATCATAGGTGGACACATAACCGTGCAAAGCTGTCCAATATATTCCTTCTTCGCTTCGACAAGTATGTCCATTTATCATTAAGTGGAATTTTTTTTAAAACGGGTGTCACGCACCATTTCCCCTGTATTTGTTTGCCATCTTCTTCAAATTTATGAATGACGGAAATTCTTCTTCTTCGACACGTGGAACAGATGTTTTTTCCTTCTGTGGAGAACCCCATGTGACATGAAGATCTATTTCTGATATTGATGATACATTGAATCCACCGAGTTCGAGTTGTCTCTTCAAGTAAATACACGCTTGAGACCTATCGAACGTCGGATACCCAAAGACCACAGACGGAACACGTAGTAGAACATGCTTACCGCCCATCTCTACTGTGTATTTAATCTTTCGAGAGAACTGTTCATAAATCTTTTTGTACAATTCTTTCTTGATCTTTTTGCGGTTACTTTCAATGTTTACTATATCCGACACATTGATCATTACAATTAGTTCAATTTATTTTTAGCCAATTTAAACTCAAGTGGTGTGACCTCAACTTTCTTCTTGACGAGTTCATACTTGAAGAATTCTTGAGCAGCCACGTCTTCTTGTTCATACGGCTTTGTGTCACCTGGAAGTTCGACATCAATGGGTTGGCGTGTGACCGCAATAACTTTAATCCCGGGGTCCACACGAATATCAACCGTGATGGTAAAACCAGATGCGAAACCCTTTCTGGACATGACCATAAACATACACCGATAGAATACATCCTTCTTCAATGGGTGTTCATACTTCTTGGCGGCGATAGTTTCGATGATGTAAGTTGGCTTTCTGTACTTTTCAGAAATGTATCTGTTTGTTTCAAGGACAATCTTGTTCATAAGATTGTGGCCGATTTCAGCCTTCTTTTCAACGTAGTCTTCTGTTTTCAACATCTCTTCAACTTCAACTTCCCTCTGGGTTTTCTTCTGTACCGGAAAAAAGATGATGATGAGTGCAATCACCAGTGCGACCAGGATGTAGACGTTGTTCATTACTAATATATACGCGTTAATTTTTTTTGAGAAATAAATGAGTCAGTTATAGTAGATGTCTCTTCTGGTGTATAGCCCAAACTGTCCACATAGCCTGGATATTATTGAGTATGTCAAAAGTAATCCACAACTGAAACAGGTAGTGAAGTTCCATAACATAAACACCCAGGGTATTCCTTATAATTACAGGTCGAGTATCACGCGTGTACCCACCATGTTGACAAAGAATGGAAAACTTTTGGTTGGTAACGAAATAAAAAACTGGCTAAACTCTTTGCTTCCAAACAATGAACTAACTCACTATGAGTTTGGTGCATTTGGCGGATCGATGACATCACTTGATGGTAAAGACGACGACGACAATGCTTTCAACTTAGACAATTACGGTGTGGCTCTACAGCCCGCGATGACCAAGGACCTCGAAGCCAAGATAAATCGCAGTGTAAATGAAGCGTATAATAATATAAAGACATAAATCACTTAAAGTCTAGTTATGAGACTTGTTACTATACAGGCATCAGCTATTAAGTCTGTTTTTGAAGTTCTTAAAGACATTCTCAATGATGTCAATATCTATTTCAAGCCCAGTGGTATGTACATCACAACGCTTGATACAGCTCGAGTGGCACTCGTTGATGTTTTCTTGGCGGCCGACAACTTTGATGAATACGAATGTGAACATGAAATTTTGGCGGGTATCAACATTTCCAATACGTTCAAACTTTTGAAGACCATCACGAATAATGATGTTCTCACATTGAGTGTGATGTCCAAGGAATTTATGGATATTCACATCAAGAGTGAAGCCAAAAAGACAACGACAAACTTTCAACTTAAACTTCTGGATATCAATGAGAACAGAATTCAGGTTCCGGACATTAACATGACCACTGTCACGACCATGCAATCTGCAGACTTCCAGAGGATGTGTCGAGACATGTCAAATATTGGCGTCAACATTGAGATCACTCGTGAAAATAATTTGTTAACCATGAAATGTACGGGTGATTTCGCAAATCAAGAGACCTCGATTGAATGTGTGGATGAAAGTCCGAGCATTTCAGGATTGTATTCTCTTAGATACATGAACACGTTTACAAAAGCAACGGGTATGTGCTCGACTGTGCAGTTAATGCAGGAACCTGGTAGTAAGTTTTTGATATTAAAATACAACGTTGCCGATCTTGGTGAACTTAAATTTTATTTAGCCTCTAAGGTATCCGAAGACTAGTAATCACATCTTCGTATGTAGACACAGTCTTTGACATACCAATGACATTCACCAATTTAATTTTAGGATACTCATTCTTAAGAGTATCATCTTCATAATATAACATATCCTTGATAGGTACGTTTTGCCCGTGGAAATCGTTCTTAGGACCCGAATACCGTCTGACCTTGTTTGTGATGTCTCGTACAGGTTCATTATTAACATCAAGCAGAGTTGCACTCATCAACGGAATATTAAAATTGATTGTATTCTCAAATGTGACTGGCCACTTTGACTTGATATCATTAGTTATGAACTTGTATTGTTTGTTTCCATACCAATATTTAATGCGAAGAGTAGTCTTTTTCACATTTTCTGGAATTTTTTCGTCATAGTATGGAATGTTTGTTGCATCGACAAAGTAGTTATCAAGAATTTCTCCTTTCCAATCCATGGACTCTTTGTGCCAGAATCCACCTTCGTCGACGACATATTCAATTGAAGGGTCGATAGAATATTCAAGTTCTCTAGATATAATGTTAAAGTCGGGTACATCAAATATCCTCCTATAGATTGAATACACCCATATAATGAGATGGCTTAAAAGATTGCGAAGAGTATTCATTTATAGTAATGGAAGGTAACTTTTTAAGTAGATATAACAATAGACTAGAAAATTGGAAAACACTTATAGACGAAGATCCGAGATCTCGAAATCAATATGAATCTGATATGAGTGATTACATAATCCAGTGTATGCCTTACATGAACAAATATACGGAAGATACCGAAGAAGTTTCGACGACAGATAATATTTTCAACGTTGTCGAGACAAATGGTATTAAACGTAAAGATATATTCACAGAATATCTCATAGAAGTCGAGAAACAGAATATACACAAACCTCAACAGAAGAAAAGAGAGGCGTGTAAAAATTGCGAAGACAGCAATATAATTTTCTTTAGTGAGACGAGTGAAGCAGTGTGTGATAGATGTGGTCTAGTGGCGACAGTTCTTAATAATGAAGAACCTACATACAAGGAAGAGCGGGAATTTTTTGAAAAGATTATCAACTATTCCTATAAAAGAGAAAATCACTTCAATGAATGGCTCAGTCAATTTCAAGCACAAGAGATGACAACGATCCCCGATGAAGTCATAGATCAGTTACGGGCAGAACTCAAGAAGATGAAAATCAAAAACATGGAAGACATCACACATGCAAAGATTAGGGGGCTTCTCAAAAAGTTGAAGTGGAATAAATTTTACGAGCACGTCCCTTACATCACAAATATGCTGAATGGAATCAAACCTCCAAACATGGCACAAGAACTTGAAGAACGACTTCGGATCATGTTCAAGGACATCCAAAAACCCTTTGATGATAATTGCCCCAAAGATCGAAAAAACTTTTTAAGTTACTCCTACGTTCTTTATAAATTTTGTGAACTCTTGGGTGAAGATGAATACCTTCAATACTTTCCATTGTTAAAATCGAAGGAGAAACTTTACACACAAGATCAAATATGGAGACTCATATGTAAAGACTTAAGATGGGAATTCATACCCACTGTTTAATTAAAGACGTGACAATTAATGTATTTAATGGACAAATATAATCAGTTCTGTGTAGATGAAGCAAAGTACCACCTACAAAGAGCCAATGAATTATTGACTGAAGGCCTACAAGATCCTAAAAAATACTATGATGAAGCACAATTTTTTTATAAGATGATGACTAAATTGTTTCCGTTTTTTGTTCTTCTTCAAGGACAATACATTGAACCTCAACCTGACGATTCGGAAACGGAGGATAGTTTATCAGGTACGCAATCTTCAATCCAGTCAGACGAAGATAGTTACGAGCCTGTAACTCCGCTTGATCATTCAGAGTCTTAATCGTTTTGAACTCGAGAATAACCGTATTGTTTATGATGATGTCAGCTCTGAGATTTCCTATAACATGACCATCAAATGGTATGGGAACTATTCTTTCGGATTCGTATTGTATGCCATATTGTCTTAATAAAACTTCCATTGCATTATGATATACTCTCTCACTGTACCCAGCTCCCAGTTGAGAATATATCTTTTTGGCGAGAGCCTCGACATCAACCATATCTTACACACGTGGCTATCCTCTAAATATTGTATGCGGTACCACCATGATGGTTTTCTAAGTTCCCTCATTTCTTTTCCTTATCTACATTAGATGTGGACATCTTGGTGGCCCTTAAAGTTTGTGAGAATATCATCTTCCAGAAGTTTGAGTTACCTATGGGGTGAATAACTATTCTATCAATAGCTTGTATGGCACAACACAGTTATACCTTTTATGAATCTTTCCTATCTCGATATTTACATACCCAACCAACTTTATAAGTAAATCTCTAATTTCGTAATATTTTTTACGATCCAAAACAAATTGTCTCAATAAATCTCCAGCTGTATCTACAAACATCTGAAACAAATTTCGAATGTCCCGATGTTTTTCACGTTGTTTATCACGTCTCTGAAGTTCTCGCTTAAATATGTCTTCAGTCATGTCGTTCAACATATACACAATTCTTAACCATCTGTTATCTGTATCATGGATTTCATCGTACCTAAAATGTATGTCTCTATTGTATTGACTTATGACACGCCGAACGCTTGTCATAAATTTATTGAGGTGAAGTTCACCAAAGTCTGGTACACCACCACACGGAATGTCTCCGTGCTCACGACTCAATGAAAATTTATTTTTGAATTCGATGTAATGTGGATTATGAATTCTTCCAACTTCAATTTTACCTGTTCGCCAATCAAAAGCTGTGTGACAATCTGGGCACCACATCTGTGAACACCCATCTATCTTATAAATCATGGTTCCACATTTGGGGCATGACTTTGTATCTTTCTTCAAAAGTTTCATAGTCTTGACAGTATTCGGGTCACACACATGACCTTCTTCAATATTTTCATTACAGTGTTCACAAAAATTATTTTTGCATAGACCACAAAACCAATCTTCATTCAAAAATCCTTTACAATCTTCGAGTGGACACTTTCGCACGAGTACACTACTTTTTTCTCCGTAGACTATTCCACCGTTTCGAAGTCTATTTAAATCTTCGAATGTTTGTGTCATTTCAGTATTTAGATCTTGAAGTTCTTTCATACTTTTTCGATCTTCAATTGAAATACCTTCACGTGTATATCTATTGTGCAACTTGATGAGACGTTCTCTTTGTTTGGTGAGTATAAAATTTAATTCACGCATGGCTAATATACGTTCAACTTCTGGTTGTGTTTCTGGCATGCGTATCTTTTCGCGTTCAAACAAAACATTTTCACGGTGTATTCTTAAATCATTGTTCCTAAATTTCTTGGTGCAAAAGCTATCTACAAATTCACGATTCCATAGTTTTTTACAACCCATACAATGTGGGTCTTCGGAAGTAGATACTAAATATGTTTGACAACACGTGCGACAACTTAGCAAATCACAAAAAGGGCACTCAACTTTTTTGTGAGTTGTTTTATTGAAAGTTTCGCAGCATACCCCGCAACTTTCCATTACCTTACTTTAAGTACTTTTCTTTAACCCA